CAGCAACATTTCGAACAGATTGGTGAGGATTACCGTTCAATGAAGTGGTTCAATTTATTTGTCTCTATGGTTTCATATGGAGATGACAATCTAATTGGTATAGCTGAGCGCATTCTGGATTGGTTCAATCAAGTCTCAATAACATCGGCGCTACTCGTCATTGGACATGAATATACTGATGAAGCCAAAACTGGCATTATCGTGCCTGTGCGTGATATTTCAGAGGTTGCTTATTTGAAACGGCATTTCAAATGGAATCCAGCTCTCAATCGCTATGTTGCGCCACTCGATTTGGACACTGTATTAGAGATAGTTCAGTGGACAAAGAAAGGACTTTCTAGCGATGCAATAACACTTGCTAATTTGGATGTGACAATGCGTGAACTTTCATTACACGACAAAGAGATTTTCGACAAATACAAGAGGATTCTTACAACAGAATGTCAGAAACACAACATTTTTTATCGATTTTTAACCCAAAATGAATACATAGCCAATGTGTGTGATGAACCACTTTTTCTGGAAATCCAGAATGATTATTCTCTTGTGAAGACGGACAAACAAATGCCACGCAATTACATTCTCGTGGACAAACCCTTAAAAACGCTTTATGTTAATGAATTTGATGTGGATATTCTTAAGCGAAAATTGGCTCTCTTTTGTTATTATCGGCGTATAAACGTCAGGCACGTTAGTGGTGTGTCTGATGATTTAATAACTTTTTGTTACCACTTCTAAAGTATGGATGTGATCTTTAATTTCTATATAAATTCCTTGCTCTAAAAGAAATTACATGCTATTCATATAATGTGCCTAACTATTCAGTTTTACGTCCCAGGGTGGCACGTGGCAGCCCCACAATACCCAGGGAAACAAGGTGCGTGTGTATAGATTAAGTGGTCTTACGCACAAAGAAACTCACTTGCTCAAAACTCAATTAATTCAAAACACTCTTCAGATTTAAATGATATGTACGGACAGGCCACGGAACAGGTTGAAATTATTGGCTTTCAGGATGAGGGCGCGGTTGAAGAAATGCAAGCGCCCCTTCAAAACACGCAAACTCCACAAAGCATGGTCATGGCTTCAACAAAAGAAAACAAAACTCACACAATTCCTGGATTCTTGGAGCGTCTTTATGAGATTGATAATTTTCAGTGGGCAGTTACTTCTCCAGCTGGTACAGTTTTAAAACAATACAGATTTCCAGACGTTTTGCTTTCCCAGCCCGCATTGTCCCGTAAGGCCTACAACTTCTTCGGATTGCGTGCTGGGGTTGAACTAGTAGTTCTTGTT